CGAGCTCCGCCGATATTTCACGGGGCTCGCCGAAGGCTCCGGAAAATTCTACCGAATATCTTGAGCAGTGGCCGAGGGTTTGATGATCAATTTGACATATCACAGTACGGCTTTCACGACCTTACTGGAGCAATGTTTATTTCTAGGACGGGGCCTAGAAAATATGATCGTAATATGTATGAAAGTCATACATCCGGATCACTCGCTTGGACTTTCGATGCGTCGCGAAACTCTTCTCTCTACGGAGCTTCGACAACCAACCAACCCGCCGCTTTACAGCTTTATTGCCTTATTCGCTATTGATACCGAATAAGCATATAACCACGCAGTGAAGCAGGTTGGTTTGTCGTTGACGCCCCATAAATCGGGTTTGATCCTGAAGCATCAATGTTAATGATTCCTCCAGCTGTTCCCGGTTCCCGCGCAATAGAGAATGTCCATCGAGAACAGGCGCTGAGAGCACCACCAGAAGCAGTCGCAAGGTCGTAGTACCCTGCAATATTTGAATAACCGAGAATATTCGGTAGAATTTTCCGGAGCCTTCGGCGAGCCCCGTGAAATATCGGCGGAGCTCGACTTTCCGGCTGTGCCTGGCACAGCGTAAAAATGACCGTTTTTTATTCCGGGGAGCCCGGTCCTGCGGGCTTTTGACTTAAAACCTGAGCACATTGAGCACAGCTTTGGATATAGGCGTGCCAGCTAAGCATAATTTTTTGCCTCGGCGCGAAATAATCGCCTCGTTGATACGCGCGAACGACCTGGGAGCCAACCAGGTGTGCTAATGCCGCCTCCGCCACCTCAAAAGGTACTTCATTGTCGGCAAACCAGCCTCGGCCAATGGAGCGAAGGCCGTGGGCCACCAGCCTGTTTCTAAATTCGGGTTTATCGTGCAGCCACTTGGCTAAGGCTTGTCCGGATATGTGCCGATTTTTGTTTGTTGCTGGAAAGAGATAGGGGCTTCGTTTATTTTTCCGGATCTCCTTGGCCTCCTGGATCAATGCGATTAAGTAAGGAGTGAGAGGGACCCTATGCGTCCTTTTCATTTTCATAAACTCGCCGGGGATCGTGATTGCCTCCTCGGTGATCCAGTCCAGCCGAACCGAAACAACTTCGCCCGGACGGAGCAAAGTTGCTAAGGAGAATAAAAACAGGATTTTGTACTTTGGGCGCGCCAGGCGCTCGACCTGGCTGAGTACGATCGGCAATTCTTTCCAGTCAGGCGCGGGCATGTGGCGAACCTCCGGCACAGGGAAGACTTTCGTAATTTTGGCCAACGGGTTCGATTGCAGGAATCCCGCATTAACGGCTAAATCAAAAATTTCCCGGACACGCATCAAAAGGCGTTTGACGGTTGAAAGTTTGCCCGCAGTCTCGACAGACTCAAGCAGCTTGATTAGGACTGGCGGCGTAATTGAATCTAGCTGCCGGGAGCCGAGCTTTGAGATCACATACTTCTCAAGGCGTAATTTTTCGTCCCTGTAACTCGAAATCCGTCCTTTCTTTTTCGAGCACCAAAATTTGAATGCATCCCTCAGTGTGTAGGAACCTGAGGGCTCGAGCTCAAGCTCCCGTTTTTTCCTGCGCGCTAGAGCACGCGCCTGCATTAAAGGAATCTCGGGCCAATGGCCGAGAGTGATGTCGATAACACGGCCGTTCTGCGGCACGCGTAGAACCCAACTTTTAACACCCGATCGCTGCACCCTGAGCGCTAGTCCAGCCTGGTCGGTAATTTGATAGCGCCGTTTTTTAGGCTTTAACGCCTTGATTTGTTTTGAGGTCAACATGACAACAGCTCCTAAGTTTTATCGTTACGACAACGACGGTTATTTTCATTCGGTCATTACCGCGTCTCGCGACCCCCTTGAATCAAAAATCGCTGGCCATGATATCTATATCACTCCGAATAGCTCTACCTCTGTAGAGCCGGAAAAAAAGGAGGGCTATTGGGCACATTGGAACGGTGAGGCATGGGAGTACGTCGCGTTGCCGAAAAATGCCGATGAGCTCATTGCGTTCGGAAAAATCAAACACGACCAGACCGTTCCGTTCTGGAAAAAAATGAACGACCTGCGCAATGAGTTTTTAACTGATGGCTCTAAATATAAGCAGGAGCTCTCAGATGGATACTGGGTAACAGAACGGCTCCCTGATCCGACACCTGAGGAAATTCGCAAACAAAAAGAGCAGGAGGTTCGCTCTAAACGCGACTACCTGATCGCGCAGACCGATTTTTTGGTTTCCGGTGATTATCCGATCTCCGACGCTGACCTCGCCAAAATCAAGGCCTACCGCCAGGCGCTGAGAGACGTACCTTTCCAAGAAGGTTTTCCGGACAATGTCGTTTGGCCCGAAATGCCTGCCTATAAAGTTCTGCGTGCATAGGTGACCTATGTGGAATCAATTATTAGAAAAATTAGGCAGTCTCGATCCCGGAGTGCTTAAAAATGCGGCATTGATGATCGCAGGAGGATTTACCGGTTTGGTCAGCACCCTCATGGGTGAGCATAAGGTGCTTTTTTACTGGCTTTTTGCTTTTGTCGTGGCTGATTATTTGACCGGCATGATCGCCGCGGCCAGGACGGGAACCTGGTCGAGCCGCGTAGGCCTGAAAGGTCTGATTCGGAAATTCGTGATTTTGCTCGTCGCTATCGGCTTCCACGGAATAGACCAAATTTTGCAGGAACCCTGGATTGGTGCATGGGCCATCGGTGCTCTTTCGCTTAACGAGTTGATTTCGATTCTCGAGAACGTCGAAAAAGCTGGGTTCGGATCGATTATCCCTCAAAGAATCCGAGACATGCTCGAGCTCGTTAAAGAAGAACAAAAGAACAAAATCAAATCGAAGTTACCATTAGGAGCGAAAAATGAGTGAGCATTTTCAGCCTAAAGAGTTTGCATCCAAAGATGGGAGGCCGAGCCCATTCCCGCTGGTAGTACAGCAGGGTCTTTATGATCTGCTAGAAATGCTCCGTGAAAAATTCGGAAAGGCTATCTATATTAATTCGGGCTATCGGTCGCCGGAGCACAATGCAGCGGTTGGTGGCGTCAAAAATTCTTACCACGTTCAGGGTATGGCTGCCGACATTAGGCCCCGCCATGGAAAAGACTTCGAGAAAGAGCTGGGGCGACTAAAGATCATTGCTAATAAAGAATGTCTGGGAGGAGTTGGTTTTTATAAAAACTTCGTTCATGTGGACTTCGGTCCTTATCGACGCTGGAATGGCTAAATGAATCTGATCAACTTAATTAAATTTGGGGCGGCTGCGGTCGCCCTTCTTTTTGCGTACTGGATCGGCGTGCAGGACGGCCGAGATTCGGAGGAATTGAAAAATGCGCGCTCTCAAATCGTTCAGCTTACTGCGACAGTTAAGACTTACGAGGCCCACTATAAAAATCAGGCAATTGCGATGGCCGAGTTGCGTGTTTCTGAATCTGCTGCTCGGGCTGACTCTGACCGCTTGCGCTCCCGCATCACCAGTCTTGAAAAAAGAGCCAAGAGCGCTGCCGATCGAGACACAGTTCGATGTCTTGAGTTGGGAGCAGAGTGTCGACGATTACTGCAAGAGGTTCGAGGACCTATTGAATACTGTCGAAAAGCGCTACAGTAGCAAGTAAACCCAGAAGGAGGAGAAATGTCTGATATTAAAAAATCTGCTGAAATTTCACCGGACGGTCTGTATCGTTACTCCCTAGAACGCACATGGGACGAGGACAAACCGACAGTCCTTTTTGTTTGTCTTAATCCCTCCACTGCCGATGCTGTAGAAGATGATGCGACTGTCCGCCGTATGATCAATTTTGCCCGTCAATTTGGAGGCGGCCGGCTTTTAGTTGGGAATCTCTTTGCCTTCAGATCGAAAAATCGCAATGACTTGTACACAGCGAAGGATCCAGTAGGACCTGAGAATGATGAGCACTTGAGAAGGATGATTGAAGCGGCTGATATTGTTATTGCCGCATGGGGAAACTATGGCAGCTATTTAGATCGCAGTTCCCAGTTCAAAGAAACATTCAAGGGCTACGACATTAAATGTTTGGCATTGAACCAGACTGGGGAACCGACGCACCCGCTTTACGTAGCTGATGGCACCAAGCTTCAAGATCTTTAGGAGGACAAATTATGACCAGCGATTTAGAACAATATGGGATTAAGAATAGCGAGCGCACTAGATGCGAAATTTGGACTCGTGTGATGGGTTACCATCGTCCGATTTCTTCTTTCAACATCGGAAAGCAGGGAGAAGTCGCCGAGCGCAAATATTTTGACGAGAAGAAGTGCAGCTGTCGCAAATAAATTTGCTCTTTCGGCTTTTATGCAACAACCGAAAATTTCCGTTAAAACCCTCAAAAATTTCCGTTTTACATCCATATAACGGAAATCTAACGGAACCGTTAAAGTTATCTGATTGAATATTATTGATAATGTGGTGCTAGTCCCGGGCACCAGGCCTAATTCTTAAGACCTCGTAGATTTGCGGGGTTTTTCTTTGTCCCAAAAATCCCTAGAACTA